TCAGCCCAATGACTCGGTGCCGCAGTACGACAATATGTGCCTCGTTGGTGTCAATGTTCGCGCCACGCAAGAATGGTCACAGTTCTCGCAGTTCTCCGCCTACATAACGGGCGGTATTAAAGTGGATCGCTTGCTAGGTGGAACGGAAGCAACGCATTTGTTCCCAGAGATTTTATACGATTTTATGCTCAACACTCGCTATGGGCTTGGTAATGAAATTAGCGCAGAGCAAGTTGACACTGCATCTTTCACTGCAGCAGCACAATTTTGTCTTGACAATCGCTTCTTCTACGATGGCCCCAAACTTAGCAATGTAAATTGGAGGCAATGGGCCGCAGATACTGCAGCAACACATGGTTTGCTTCTTATTGAACGAGGAGGCGTGTTTTTCTTAGAACAAGCCATTCCAGAAAAGCCTGACATTCGTGGTTTGTTTACAGCAGGTAATTGCACCAGCATGGAATTAACTACGGCACAAGCAGAGCAACGTCAACCATTTGCTGTGAGCGTAAAATACAGGACGGAACGCTATGGTGGTTCAGCGCCTTCTGAAAGTACAGACCCTGCTTATGGATTGTTTCCTGAGCCTCAAGAGCGTCTGATTTACCATTCAGAATGGGGAGAGGGTCCAGTTGAAAGCGTTGATCTTTCTGAATATTGCACTAGTGAAGATCATGCAATTAAAGCTGCACGTTACATTATTGGAGCGCGGCGATTGGCTGATCATACGGTCAAACTTCAAACCACTTATGAAGCATTAATTAGTCCTTTGGCGCCAGGTGATTTTATCAAAGTGGCAATGGATTACACGCATTACAATCAATACACTAATGGCGCTGTCACTAATGATGGGCAATTGATTTCTTCTGTTCCATTGAATGACGGTAATTATGATGTGATTTACTGGACTGGAGTGGAATCTGCAGAAGTTGCAGAAGGCACTTTAGTTGTCAGCAATGGAGGAACTGTTGCTTCTCCATCAGGCATTGTATTCACTGTAAAAACTTCTGAAATTCTCACTCGCACCTATCGCATTGATTCCATTCAGCCAACAGAAGATGGTTATGAAATTGAAGCCATTCACACCCCTCTTCTAGAAGATGGCACGTTGCGGCTTTATGCTGAATGGAGCGATTCTTCTTATTGGACTGAGGCTTAATTATGGTGGCATTTCCTGAAGTTACGCCGTCCTCAATGGATTTTACGGCGCCAGAATTTCCAATTAAAACCAACACATCATTAAGTGGTGTAGTGTCACGCAGGGCCTTTGGCAATAGAGGATCAAGAGCAGTCTTAAGTTTAAATTTTGATAATCTTCCTGATGCTACGGCAGTGGAATTCTTGAATAGCTGGAAGCTAGCAAAGGGACAATTGGAAAGCCTCTCTCTTTCTTCCATTGTTTTCGATGGGGCAAGCAGTGATCTGTCCGCCTATCTGTCTGATGGGGGCGATGCTCTCATTTGGCATTTTTCTGAGCCTCCACAACTGCAACGTGTAAAGCCTGGCATTAGCAGTGTTCGCGTGGTTCTTGAAGCCACTCGTGATTTCTAGCTAAACTAAACACAAATAGAGGAAAAGACCTTGGCAGTTCTCACTGGAAAGAATGGCGCATTGCGTTGGAACGGAAGTGCCATCGGAAAAGTTCGTTCGTGGTCTCTGTCCGTAAGTAAAGATGCTTTGGAAGATACGGACCTTGGTAGCAATGATCGCACTTATGTATCGGGGGTGCGAGGTTCAACAGGCAGTGCAGAGCTAATGTATGATCCCAGCGAAGGCGGTGCAGTGCAATTGCTGAATAGTATTTTTGGTGATGACACAAGCGCAGAGCAAAGCGTTGAATTTGTTTTGGATTCTGCAGGAGGCAAAACATTAAGTTGTAATGCTTTTGTTACTGGCGCATCTCCTAGTGTCAGCGTAGCCGACATTCAAACTTGCTCTATTTCCTTCCAAGTGTCTGGCCCAATTAGCGGTGGCTTCTAATTATGGCGGTCCTTGGCGTCAATGGAATTGTCAGGCTTCGCCGTGACGCTCCATCTCCAATTATCCTTTCCATATCAACACTACGATCTGATATTGACTCTTTCTTAGTAAGGAGTCAAGAGTTTTGGAACGGCGATGAAGTGAGGCTGTTTTCGCCAAACGGATTGCCGCTATCAACGAGTGCCTCGCCTAATGGTGTGGGATGTTATTTTGGCTCTTATTGGGAACTGGGAGACAATAGAACGCATGTAACGAGCGAAGACGATCAATACTACACCACGGACTCTTCCTTCTTTTATAACAGGGGCGAGCCAATTAATAGTGCCAAATATTATATTTATCGTGACAGACTTGATCGCATTAGCCTTTATGACACCAGGGCAAAAGCGCTGAAAGGAGCCGCTGCTGATCGCGTTGACATCAAGCAGCTTGACTTTAATTACATCCTGTTATCTGCAGCGGGCACAGAAGAATATGACAACGCAATGGCTGAATGTATAGCTGCGGCGGGGGACTACAGATTTAGCGACGTTCGAGACGAAGCGACGTTAGAGAGCATTTGTGACTTTCCTCCATTGTACTTACAACCAGTTGCAAGTACTGCGGAATATGACAATGCTGAATTATCACCACGTCGATGGGTGAATGGCTTCCCATGGGTTATCCAAGGTTTGGTTGAGGAATGGAGTCTTGATTTAACTGCCGATGGTATCAATACCACTTCAGTGGGAGACATGTTTGGTGAAAATATCAAATCAATTATTACAGGAGGAGGAAGTTTTGATTTTTATGTGGATAGGCAATCTTCTGAAGATGCGTATGATGCCACGTCATTGATGCAACTTTTGTTACTTACGGAAAAGGGCTGTAAAGCACAAGCGCAGTTCTATATGATCTATGGAAGAGAAGAGCGTGTTGAACGTCCAGAGCTACTGCCAGGGGATTTGTTTTACGAAACTGACATCCTCATTACCAATAGCGCAGTGAATACAAGAGCTGGAGAGCTTATTGTTGGAACAGCCAATTTTGTTACTACGGGGCCAATTCAGCTTAGAATGGGCTCATAATCGTAAAGACGCATCAGAACGCATATGACAGCCATTACATTGCCTGGTCAAGCTGGTGCGATTAATGATATTGACATTACGCAGGCACAGTTTCGCGAACAGATTGCTGCTATTGCCATTGCGGCTCGGCGTTACTCCGGCGGCACGTCTCAAGGCGTTAGCACAACGTGTTTGTATGTAGATCCTGAGATTGGCACTGATGACTGGGAAAGTGGCGTTGCTGATGGCACTGCCACGCCTATTTTGACAAACCAGCAAATCACTGCTGGCTATTCCAAGACGGCCCCGTTCAAGACGCTGCAGCGTGCATTGATTGAAGCCGCACGTCTCTCCATCGTTGCGGGCCTGAACAACGACCTGTACGACCGCGTGGTAATTCGCGTGTCGCCTGGCGAGCACATCATTGACAATGCTCCGGCTGGCTCCGAGACCGTCAGCTCTTGGGGGAGTTCGTTCTCTCCCACCGCCAATAACCTCCGCGCCTTCAATGGCAGCAGTGTCGGTGTGATCTTGCCTCGTGGTGTGAGCATCGTTGGCGAAGACCTGCGTAAGAGCGTCATCCGCCCGAGCACGGTTCCAGCACCCAACCTCAATCCATCCACAGCCCGTGGCGCAATCTTTAAGTGTACTGGCGGCTCGTTCTTCTTTAATTTCACCTTCAAAGATGCAATCGGTATTACAACGTCGCATCACATGCTGTCGGCGTTTGAATTCTGTGGCGATGCTGAGCTGACTGCTTACTACAACAAGATTGCCACGGCATTTGGGCTTAATCCTTCTGATATTGGCGTTGTCAATCCTGGTGAGACGCAAATCACCACGGTCTATCCCGACGGCACTGCAACATCTGATGTTGACTCTACACGTGGAAGCTCGCCTTATATCTTCAACTGTTCGCTGCGTTCCGACTATGGAATGTGCGGCATGTTCCTTGATGGTGACAAGGTAACAGGCTTCAAGAGCATGGTGGTGGCGCAGTTCACCAACGTGTCTTTGCAGAAAGATATGAACGCATGGGAAGTTTACTCAGGCGGTAGTTGGAGCGTTCCCGCTAGCTACGCCGCCTACATCGCATCAAATATCAATGATGTCCGTTATCGCATTGCGGGTGACATCAATCATTCCACTGGCTGCTACGAGATTGATTACCGTAGCTTCGGCTTTAAGTGCATCAATAATGCCATCTTGCAGGAGGTTAGCTGCTTTGTAATTGGCGATGCCGTTCACCATTGGACTGCAAGCGGTGGCGAATGCACCATTACCAACAGCAACAGTAACTTTGGCTTAACCGCCCTGTTGTCTTCTGGTTTCCGTGGTATTGGCACTGCTGGTGGTGCCTTCACGCAAGACCAAGGTTTCTTGATGAAGGAGCTGCGTCGTGCGTTGAAGGTGCGCACTGATGGCAGCAACATTCGTCAGATCACCATTGGCACTGTCGCTTCGTATAACAGTGGCACAGGGGTAATCACGCTTGACACTCCTTTTGATCCTGACCTGACCTTCGGACGTTACGGCTATAGCTTGAAGCAAGACGATTACATCTGGATCGAAAACCGCAGTCGTGACACTGGACCTGGCTACGTGCCGGGCGACAAGGAAGCATCGAGCGCGATTGACGTGAGGGCAAAACTTGCTGCTACACCTTGGACAGCAGGTAGTCCCACGCTGGTTAATGTCAATCCCAGTGGTGACTTGGCAGTTAACAATATCACCACGATGGATCCTGCGGTGCTCGTTGGCAACCGCGTTTACATTCGTCGCCTAGTTGATACGCGCACGCCAGGTGAGCGGAAGTATTCGCTCGTTGTAGAAAACAGCGCACCAGCTTCCACTCGTCGTCCAGTTGGTAATTTTATCGCTCGCCTTGGTGGCAAAAGCAATGTTGCCAATCAACTAGATCCAACCAATGGCGCCGGGCAAGTATTTCTTGTTTCAGAATCAACCGTAAACAATACTGGCGGCGTGTCCACCAGTCGATTTGATCTTGTGATGCGCCCCGGCGATTCCGCGACAACGTTCACACCTGGAGAGTATTACAGGGTTGGTTCGCCTGCACTTAGTTCTAATCGTGTGTATCGCTCCAAACGCAACGATGCGTACCCTTCGTTCTCACTTGATGAATGGGAGCCCACATTGCCAATGCTTACCAGCGAGCGTGGTATTGAGTCATTGCGCATTGCAATCGGCCCTGAACTGCTGATCGACAAGGATCTGTCCAACGATCCAGACAGCACTGATCTTGGAGTGGATCAAGCTACTGACCAAGATATTTTGGATCAAATTTACAGCTCTACAGATTATCGAGGCGTCTACGATTTAATGACTGCCATTGGTTATAGCACAACTGATGCGCGTTCTGTATTGACGCTTCAAGACACTGCTGATGCTCGCGCTTGGGATCCATCGGCATTGGCAAGCCCTGCGCCGAGCGGCAAGCTCAGCGCTCGCGGCTACTGGCCGTTGGAATTCAACCGCCCGAGCCTGATTCGCGCCTTCGGTCAAGCCTACGAATGGGCTGGTCAGGGCAACTATTCCAAGGCAATGCCGAAATATCAAGTGACGGCATTGAGCGACCAACACAAGGTGGACTATTTCGCCGTCAACCACATGGGCGGCAGGGTTTACAACACTGGTTTCAACGAGGACGGT